TATCGGCCCATTGGATGCCATCGAGTAACAATGTCAGAAAAGTCACCTCCGAGAACTATCCTACAGATGCTGGGTCAACCGGGTGCAGGGAGGCGGTTCCACTGAAATGTGAGGTGGAATCTACCATAGTCGTTGCATATCCACCTTGACGAAGATGCAAAAGCGTTCCCTGAACACCTTCCGGGAATTTCAGGATATAGGTCTTTGAGGCAACATCCGATGCAGCCGAGGCAGGAAGAAGCTGAAGCAAACTGTTTGCAGTAAAACCAGCCTGCTCTGGAAACTCGATTTTTCGGAAGCGTGATTTATCGCCAAAATCAAAAGAAACATCGCTCGTTGTTACTTCATAGTTCGGATTCTGAGTGGAAAGCAGTTCACGATCAGCCATGGTGGGAGCCTCCTCATATTTGGTGACTCTATCATACCGCAGGAACCGATTGTTTGCAACAAATTTTGCGAAAGGAATACAGAATGTACGTGCGTTTTTTATTTGTAAAGGAGGTAAAGTGTGACCGTTTATAATGACGAACTGTACCATTGGGGTATCAAAGGCATGAAGTGGGGTGTGCGGCGATACCAGAACCCGGATGGTACTTTGACATCTGCCGGGAAAAAACGATATTCTTCGGATGACTATAAAAACGGCATCAAGAAAGCCGGAAATGTTGCCAAACAGCTTTTGAAGGATACTTCCCATACGATGGACAAGGATGGCTGGACAAATCGGCCGAAGTCTGATCCTAACCCTTGGCATGAAAGCCAAAGAAAAGTTGCAGAAAAACTTGAACGCCATTCGACGAAAGCTCGTTCCAACAATCCCAAAAAGATGACCGACGAAGAGTTGAATCAGAGAATTTCAAGAATGCAGAAAGAAAAGCAGTATCTGGAGCTGAAGAAGAGCACGTCGCCAGGAAAAGCGTATGTAACTGAACTGCTGAAAACTGCTGGCAACAAAATTGTTGGGGGCGCAGCAGGCGCGATCGGTGGCGTGGCGGGCAAGGTGGCTGTGGATGCAGTGTTGAATCACTATGGTGATATCGCTGTGGCTGCCGTAAATGCGACTGGGAGCGATACTTTGAAAAAAGCCGTTGTAACGGCCGCAATGGCTTCGGCTGTAAAGAAGTCCTGATCCGGAGGAAATTCAAAATGGCATCACAGACCTTTGGCTCCAGACTGCGACACGCCTGGAATGCATTTTTGAACCGGGACCCTCCCGGGAAAAGCTATTATGGCGGCGGATACAGTTACCGGCCCGACCGGGTACGGCTGAACCGCGGGAATGACCGCACCATCCTGACCGCCATCCTCAGCCGCATTGCGATGGATGCGGCTTCTATTACCATCAATCACGTAAGGCTCGATGAAAACGGACGCTACAGCGAAACCGTTGATTCGGGCCTTAATTCTTGCCTGAACCTCTCCGCCAACAAAGACCAGACCGGGCGGGCGCTGCGGTATGACATGTTCCTCTCGGTGCTTGACGAGGGCGTGATCGCGCTGGTGCCCGTGGACGTGGATGTGGATGTGCGGACAGGCGAGGAAAGCATCGAATCCATGCGGGTTGGTAAGGTGAAGGAATGGTACCCGGACGATGTGCGGCTGGAACTGTACAACGACCGAACGGGCCAGCGGGAGGAGATTACCCTGCCGAAAAGCCGGGTAGCCCTGATCGAGAACCCGTTCTACGCCGTGATGAACGAGCCCAACGGCACCATCCAGCGGCTCATCCGCAAGCTGAACCTGATGGATATCATCGACGAACAGGTGGGCAGCGGCAAGCTGGACCTCATCATTCAGCTGCCCTACGTGGTGCGGAGCGACCAGCAGAAACGGCGGGCCGACGAGCGCCGCGCAGAGATCGAACGGCAGCTTGCGGGAAGCAAATACGGCATCGCCTACACCGATGGCACGGAACACGTTACGCAGTTGAATCGCTCGCTCGAAAACAACCTTCTGAAAAGCGTGGAATACCTGACGAACATGGCACACAGTCAGTTGGGGATCACGCCGGAGATCATGAACGGTACTGCGGACGACAAGGTGATGACCAACTACGAAAACCGTACCATCGAGCCTTTGGTGGCGGCTGCCGTGGACGAGATGAGACGAAAGTTTCTGACCAAAGAACAGCGGGAAGAGGACCGGGAGAGCATTCTGTTCTTCCGCGACCCGTTCAAGCTGGCACCTGTTTCCATGGTGGCGGAGATGGCCGACAAGTTTACCCGCAACGAGATCATGACGAGCAACGAGTTCCGACAGGTGATCGGGATGAAACCCTCGAAGGACCCGAAGGCGGACGAGCTGCGAAACTCGAACATTTCGGCCTCCAAAGAAGAAATTGCGGCCCAGAACCAGACCACTGTGAATGGGAAAGAGGCCGTAGAAAGGAGCATTGCAAATCAAAATGGCTAAATTCGACTACGATTGCAGCGGCTGGGCAACGAAAGCAAACGTCCGGTGCTACGACGGCCTGACCATTGCACAGGACGCTTTCCGTGAGTGTGACGGCCGCGTGGTGCCGATGGTGTACAACCACGACCACGGCGACATTGGAAACGTGATCGGCCACTGCCTGCTGGAAAACCGCCCCGGCGGCGTGTATTGCTACGCCAAGTTCAACGACACGGACACTGGCCGGACGGCCCGAAAGTGCGTTGAAAGCGGTGACCTGACTGCCTTTTCGATCTTTGCGAACGTGAGGAAGGCAGGACGAACCGTGACCCACGGCTGCATCCAGGAAGTGAGCCTTGTGCTGGGAGGATGCAACCCCGGAGCCCTGATCGACGAGGTAGTGAAGCACTCGGCCGACGAGGATTATGACGGCGAGGTGTTTATCTACAACGATCCGGGTCTGAGCCTGACCCACGGCATGGACCCGAACGGCAACCCGCTGGAGGAGCTGGAGCACAGCGCCGATGGCGGCAAAACACAGGAGGAAGCCAAAATGGCTGAAAAAGAAACCAACAGCAAGACGCTCGAAGACGTGTACAACAGCATGACCGACGAGCAGAAAGAGTGCTGCCACGCCCTGGTTGGCCTTGCGATGGAAGAGGCCAAGGGCGGTGACGGCGAAGACGACGGTGAGGAGGACGATACCGTGAAGCATAATGTTTTCGACAAGGATACCAACGCAACCGTGCTGAAGCACAGCATCGAAGAGATCAACAATGTGGTCAAGACCGCAAAGAGCCACGGCACCATGAAAGCCGCCTTTGAGGATGCCGGCATGGACAGTGACGAGCTGGCCCACAGCATCGACAATATCGACTGGCTGTTCCCTGAGGATCACCTGCTGGACACCACGCCCCGCATCATTGATAAGCCCGACGACTGGGTGAGCGTGGTCATGGGCGCTGTGCACCACATTCCTTTCAGCCGGTTCAAGAGCATGTTTGCCGACCTGACCGAGGACGACGCCCGCGCTAAGGGTTACATCAAGGGCAACTTCAAGAAGGAAGAGGTCTTTGGCCTGCTGCGCCGCTCCACCAGCCCTACCACCGTGTACAAGAAGCAGAAGCTGGACCGCGACGACGTGATCGACATTACCAGCTTTGACGTTGTGGCATGGCTGAAGCAGGAGATGCGCCTGAAGCTGAACCGTGAGCTGGCTCTGGCTTACCTGCTGGGCGACGGCCGTCTGGCTGCCTCTGAGGACAAGATCGACGAGAACTGCATCCGTCCTGTGTTCAACGACGCAGACCTGTTTACCATCAAGGTCCAGTGCAAGACCACCGGCCTGACCACCGTGGAGGACAAGTACAAGGCCCTGATCAAGCAGATCCTGCGCAGCCGCAAGGAGTACCGCGGCTCCGGCACCCCCACCCTGTTCACCACGGAGGACGCTCTGACCGAGATGCTCCTGCTGGAGGACAGCATCGGCCACCCGCTGTATGCTGACGAGGCTGCTCTGGCCCGCAAGCTGCGCGTGAAGAACATTGTGACCATCCCCGAGATGGAGGGCCGCAAGGGTGCCAAGGGCGGTGACCTGGTCTGCCTGATCGTGAACCTGGCCGACTACACCGTGGGCGCAGACAAGGGCGGCGCTGTTTCCATGTTCGACGACTTCGACATCGACTTCAACGCCCAGAAGTACCTGATCGAGACCCGCTGCTCCGGCGCTCTGACCACCCCGTTCAGCGCCATGGCTGTTGAGTGGGCTGCTTAAAGAGAAAGGATATGAATATGCTGAACACCATCTACGAGACCGGTTATGACCTGCACGTGGCAAACTACATTGCCTACCTGCATACCGACAAGAAGCTGTACGAGGACGAGGCCCACAAGGTTCAGGCCAAGAAGGCTGACGTGGAGGAGGCCTTTAAGCTGGGCCGTCTGATCGTGATGGCTGCCGACAAGACCTACCTGCCTGTGGCCCTGATGGCTGCCGGTGTGGTTGTGACCGACGGCACCACCCCCACCCCCTGCACCATGGCTGCGGACGAGGCCTGATCTTTTCAGGTTTCAAGGTTAGCCACAACAAATCAAAATGGAGTGAGAAGAGATGAGATACTGCGGGAAGCTGGGATTTGCAGATGAGGTGGAGGAGACCGCCCCCAGCGTTTTTACCGAGAAGATGACGGAACGCACCTATTACGGGGACGTGCTGGAGTTTGGACGGCAGATGCAGATGGGGGACAAGGTGAACCCCGACATCACGGTTGGAAACCAGTTGAGCGTTCTGGCGGACCCGTTTGCAAACGCCCATCTCTACGATCTCCGGTATGCGGTGTTCATGGGACAGAAATGGCAGGTGACCAGCGTGAAGGTGCAATACCCGCGCCTGATCCTGACTTTGGGAGGGCTCTGGAATGGAAGCACGGCTGAAGGTTGACACGCTCCTGCGCGAAGTGCTGAAGGAGAACGGAAAGTCGATCCACCTCTATTTTCAGCCGAAAGCGGGATTCCAGCTCCAGTATCCCTGCATCGTGTACAGCGAAACCAAGATCCGGAACAACCATGCAAACAACAGGGTCTACATCCAGCATCCGTTCTACACGGTGACTGTGATGGACAAAGACCCTGACAGCAAGATCAAAGCGGCCGTAAGTGTGTTGCCAAAATGCACCTACGACCGCTCTTTTGTTTCGGACGGATTATACCACACCGTTTTTACGATCTACATCTAAGGAGGAACTATATGTCCAGACTGATTTGGGACGCTGTCGGCGAAAAGTTTTACGAGATGGGCACCAAGATGGGTGTCCTGTATCCCATGAACAACACCGGCG